TGGTTGCATTGGTGCCTCTTTTGGTTGCATTGGTGCCTCTTTTGGTTGCATTGGTGCCTCTTTTGGTTGCATTGGTGCCTCTTCTGATTGCATTGGTGCCTCTTTTGGTTGCATTGGTGCCTCTTTTGGTTGCATTGGTGCCTCTTTTTCTTTTTTGTTTTCGCTCATACTTTCTCCTTTACTTTGTCAATAACAAAAAATTACTTTGATTTAGATATACTTAAAATCGGTTGAAAATAAGTTTTAACTAAATCATTAGGAACGCTCTCTCGTTTTTCCATGCGTTGTTTTATGAAGGTAGTAAAGGATTTAGCATTTACGGTACGTTTAATCAGATCCGCACGACCGCATTCTTCATCAAGCCAAGCCATCGCTTCTTTTTTCTTGTCTTTAACCATACTTGCACGGAGCGTTTCCTTCCTAACTACCAGAATGCCGTCTTCTGTTTTGAAAGACTTTTCTTCCAGTAATTCCATCAACTCTCGCAACTTCCTTTCTGCTTCGTCCCTGAGTATCTTAGCCGCAGAAGTTTCTTCTTCTGATTTTTCGACTCGATCCCGGGCTTCAATTACATCAGAAAGAAGTTTACCTTTGTCTACTGACATGTTTCATCACCTCCCTTTTCATTTAGTTATGTATTTTACATGGTTCGATAGGTTCGGTAAATAAAAAAAGATTCTTGTAATATTAAATTAAAGTGATATACTATTATCGAACCATAGGTAGGGGTTCGATAGGATATATAATCATAAACTATGTGTTAACCTCACCCCCCTGCGCCCTTTGCCACCGATAGCATTGGTTATCTTGCGTGGATTCTTATACTTATCGCCTGTTATAATCTTATTCATATCAGGAAGATAACTCCCTTTTATCACACCGACGAGTTTATTCATATCAGTTTTTTCAGTGATTACCATAGGCATACCGGCGCATTTGCGGACTTCCTTTAAATAATATATCTGGTGCTTTTTAAGTATGTCTTTACCGACTTTAAATTCAATAGCATAAAAGAAACCTTTATACAGCAAAAAAGCGTCGAAGGGGCGAATATTACCAAGTCCTTTTGTATCAGGAATTTTGTAAAAGAAATAAACATCAAGATGTTTTTTAAGGAGTCTTCCGAATTTTGCTATAAGCTGGATATGAGTCATTAATTTTCTCCTTCAAAGTTTCTTCCCAATAGATTCTATTAAAATTAACTCTTGCATTGCAACCTTTACAAGTCGAAAAATGAATATATTTTACTCTTTTAGCAAACCAAATCATAGACCGCCCTGAACCCATTCAAACATGACCGTATCTTTGTTAAGAATCTTTTCGAGGGTAGGTAAAATGGTTTTTGTGAACCAAGGCAATAATTCTTTAGGTTCTTTTTTCATTTACTTCCTTTCAACATAGCCAAGCACGCACTTGACATGCGTTCTTTGCTTTGTAATGCTTTATAAATAACTTCATCAATAGAGTTTTCCGCCAGCAGTAATACATAAGTACAAGTATTTTTTTGTCCTTTCCTATATATCCGGTCGTTTGCTTGGCAAAATTCTTCGTCTGAATAAGAGATTGAATACCAGATACAATAACTGCATTGCTGCAAATTAAGCCCTATGCCCCCGCTCTTTGGGTGAGCAATGATGTACCGGGATTTCTTTGCCTTAAAGGCATCGATAGCTTCCTCTTTCTCTTTCTGCTTCATTTCACCATAAAGGGTGAGTGGTTTCTCTTTCTTTAAGGCTTCTTTTATCATTGTTATTTCATAATGAAAATGAACCCAGATTATAACCTGTCTGCTTTCGTCGATCTCATCAAGCACGGCCAGTAGTTCTTGAAGCTTGCGCTTAGAAATATCTACTATTGCGCCGTCGGTGGTAATAGTAAAGCCAGAGGTAATTTGTCGAAGCTTCATTATCTTAGCTAATTCATTGGATCCGAGCGTTGTCCGGCTCTTAAACTCCATGATATTATCTCTTTTTAATTCCTCATATTTTATGCGCTGTAATTCTTCCATTTCAACCGATCGGACATGAAACACCCGCTCTGGTAGATCAATGGCGTCTTCTTTCTTGATGAAATATGCCTGCTTGGCTATATTTTTCATTATAGTTTCTTTGGCCCCGGGCAACGGCCGGTACATATACCCGCCATAGCCGGTTGAGAAGAAATATTTGTTCCTGAATTTATAATAATTATCTTCCAAAAGTTCATCGTTTATCAACGCCATTTGCGCCCAGTATTCGAGTAAATCGTTTGGCGCAGGCTTGCCAGAGAGGATTAATTTATGCGGAATTTTGTCTTTTTGGTCCAGAATAGCCTTCGTTATTCGCGACTTGTTGTTCTTCATTTTGGCGCTTTCGTCAATAATAAGGAATTTGACTATTTTTTCCAAATCTTTTATTTTCTTAAACTGCTCGTAGTTAATAACATAGACGTCATATTTTTTGTTTATTTCCTTCGGGTGTTTCCAGAGATTGACGGCGGTGAGTCCCGACTTCTTATCGATCTTTTGCCCCCACTTTTTAATCTCATGCATCCAGACAGATTCTAAAATCGATAGCGGTGCGACCACCATCGCTGGGACCCGGCGGAACTGGATAAGTTTGATGGCGGTCAAAGTTTTCCCGGTGCCGGTTTCCATAAACAATGCGTACGAAGAAAACATTGAAGCTATAACAATGGCTTGTTTTTGGTGGGTGAAGCATTCCTTTATATTAGGCACCAGCGAAAGATCGCCCTGCCCTTTTTTAATCTGGTCAGCCATGTCTATGCGCTGATTCAATTCTTTTTGTTCTCGTTTTAATTTTTCATAAACACGCTCAACGTGGCTTTTTTCTTCTGCGCTAACATGCTGTATCTTTAGACTTTCAACTATTTTTATGAGGGATTTAAGCGGGAAGCTCCAAGCGGATCTTGCTTTTATGAATTTATAATTTCCTATGGCCTTGACCATTTCTTTGTCTTCGAAACGACACCAAACCAATACTTTGTTATTTTCTACAACGACTCTCATAATAATGTCCTCGAGGGGTAAGGACGGTCACTTCCGAGGAAGGGATCGATGGAACCCTACCCCAGACGAGGATTATTTCAAATTAAAGCAATAAATTTAAAGTGACCGTAATTTCCATCATAAAAAATGTACCATATTCAACCAAAAAGTCAAGGGAAATATTCGAAACTATAGAAGGTCTTTTTCCCTAGCTTTATTGATCAAATAACGCAAAACCGCGCCCCTTGTGCGTTTTTCCGGATCGTTCTTTTTAACCTTTTTCTCAAGATAGGTAATATTTTTTTGTGTTAAAAAGGTCGAAATCATTATCATTCTCTTTTTCGGTGCTTTTTTACTCATTTTTCTCCTTTTTTTTATCTATATGCCTTACAGTGTTTTGCTAATAATTTTTTAAATTCATCATTCAATATTGTTATGTTTTCACAAGGAAAATTTTCTTGATCGTTTTTTGAAAAATTATTAAAAATATTGTTTCTGAATTTACATATTCCATAATGAAGACAACCAAAGCAACTTTTTGTTTTTTCATAGTTACAGCTCTTTTTTTATGGCGAGTTGGGCCAGATTATCACATCTGGCCCATTCCCGGTCAAGGAGTCTCGCCTAATTTTTTCTCCATTATTATGTTTATTCTTTCACAGACTAATTTCTCGTATGCAGGGCAAGGCCTTATACAACCATTTTTACCATGAACAACAGAACCACAAATTTCATCGCCGATTTGTTTTTCTGCTAAATGGAGGGCCAAACGCAAATGAGAATCAATTAATTGTGTTTTTATTTTTTTAGACACCTTCAACTATCACCTTTATTTTCTTTGGCGGATTTTTGCCAAAGGCAAATTTTCTAATATATAAATGTTGAATTGGAGCGATATCGACATTTTTTGCTTCGTAGCGGTAAACACGCTTCCATTCATTCTTTTCTAGTTTCATTTCTACTATCATTCTTTCTCCTTTTTTCTTCCGCCATATGTTGTGTTTGAAACCTTCATTAATAAAAAGATAACAAAAATTATACTTAAAAGGACCCAAGGTGGATTAATAAAACTATATATTATCATTTGATACCTATTTGTATTACAGTTGTGACATGGATTGATTACAAATTTATTCCTTCACCCTCTCTTTTAAGGTGGTGTTTTCTTTCGTTAATCGCATATTCTCTGTATCATCAGACATTTCTTACACCTCCATTTAATACCACCAGCGTTAGTTAGTCTTTGAGAACTAAGGTCATATTCTTGTTGCCAATCATGCTGACAAGTATTACTACCAATAGGCTCTAAGAAAGGATGGTATTCTAACCCTTTCTTCAACTCCTCATTCTCCCTCTTAACCTTCTCCAGTTCGGCTTCTAACTTTGCTACTGTAGGTTGAATAAATTCCATAACTCTTTCTGTAGTATATTCATAATCTTCATCCCCTACTATACACCTTATCTTGAGAAGTAAATCTTCTTCGTTTATCTTTGTCTTAGCCTTCCCAAACTGCTCAATAATCTCTAGGACTTGGGAAAAGGCTTGAATCAAATCTTTAGTTGGTGGATTTATGTGTATATCATCAATATTTTTGATAGAGATTTTCAAATCTTCTAATTCTCTCTCAATCACTCCCCTAACTTCATCATTCGTCATTGGTTTCATGTTGGCTCCTTAAACTCACCACATTTTTGGTTATCAAATGGTATTATTGGGTAAGTATATCCAGTTATAATTTTCTTTCCCATGAATGTCGGTTTAAGATATTGAAATCTCTGAGGTGGAAATCTTAAACAAGCTCCATAAGCACTATCTCTAAATTCATACCATCTACAATCTTCACAAGTTTTCATCTACCCTTCCTTCTTATTGGCTCGTGTGTTAAATAAACTCATTTGTTTTTTTTGAGATTCTTTTAGAATATGCAAACCTATTTTCGGCAATACACAATTTCTCAATACTTGCCTTTTGTTAGGTACTTTGAAATTTTTTAAATCATGCAACTTTAAAAATTCAGGTATCTGCGCCTCTCTTATTATCGCTTTCCGTTGTTTTTCTTTAGATGCTTGCCTATTCATTGTGCCTATCTGATAATCAACCTTTATTCTGTTTATATGAAAATTAGTCCAGAAAGCATGACGGCCTAAATATTGTGGTTTTATGAGTGGTTCATAGTAAGGTTTTACATTCTCAACACACCATTTGCCTTTAAAGAAATGTTTAAGAAATATTATCTCTTGATATAAATTCATGTCAGGATAACGATATATGCCTTGTCCTTTTAAAAAATGGTTGCATACAGAATGGCTTGGACAAGGAGGACTGCTCCAAATAAAATCATATTCTTTAAAGTGCTTTAATAAATAGTTGTGTGCATCTGCTATAATAACTTTGTCTTTTGGAAAAAAAGTTTTATAAACTTCTGCTATCTCTGGTTTCCACTCTATCGCAACAACTTCAACATCCTCCCATAGTTTTCTATTCCCACCTATACCAGCATAAAGGTTAAGAACTTTTAACTCATTCTTCATATAATTTCCTCATATCTGCGATGGCTTGGTCTCTACCATCATCAAATCCTTGCTCATAATCACTAGGGTATTTTCTAAATGTTACTTGCGGTAACGACTCAACAACTATCTTCTTTATGGCGGAGAGGGTTTGGTCTACTATATCTTGTCTGGACAGTATCATACCAAGTTTTATATCATTCATGTTTCTATCAAATTCAAATAGCTCCTTCCTTATCTCATTATCTATCATGGTTGCTCCTTTAAATTAACAAACTTTACTTCGTCAATAGTTAAGCCTCCACACTTAGGGCAATCAAGGTTTATTTCATCTTCAAGCTCTCCGTTGTAGCCGTTAGGCAAAGAAAATGATGCCTTCGTAACTACACTTCCACACCTTAAATATTTTAACATCCTTCTCTCCTTATCTCATTGTCTATCATGGTTTTACCCATTGAGTCATTTCAGAACCCGGCAATGTTTTTCTTGTATATCCACTTTCGATAAACTTTCTCTGAGTGCGATAATGTTCAAAAATCCAAACTGTTAATAAAACTGTAAGACCAGCTAAAATTATTGCTAATAATCTACACCAATCATATTCAAATTTCATCACTCACCATCCTTTGGTTAACCTTTTTTCTAATTCGTTTAGCTTCTTCTTTTTGTTCACTGACTTTGTCCCAAAATTCTTGGCTAAATCCAATCGGCTCATCGTTCTGACTATTCTGTTCCATGATATAAGTTTCTTCGTGACAATTAACGCAATGCCCATTATATACCTTGCACCCACAATCTTGACAAGTCATCACTCCCTCCTTGTATTATAATTCCCCAAGATTACTTGGTAGGTAATTATGAGAAATATTATATAGCCCTGATACCCTAGTTCCCGCTACGCAGTTCTTTTATACTGACTTACACAGTTAGGGTAAAGCAGGGTGTTATACAGGGGCTAGGCACGGTTGCACCGTCAAACTAAGTTATCAGGCAGTTCTGTTACCGTTACAGCTTGCGCTACACCTAGCCTTAATTATAAAAGAACAGGGGCTAGGCTGTCAGAGAGTCTAACTCTGATTTCGCACCGCTACCTTTTATCCTTTCGCCCCGTTTCACGGATAAATCGCAGCCTAAATTAAAAGAACACTAATTTATTTTATCCACCCCTGCTTCCCTAGCACCCTATTAATATTGTTCAACACCTTTAACATTCGAGATTGTTTAGGGCCGTTACTCTCGCTTATTTCTACTAACTCTCTGGCTAAAGGTTTTAATTCTTCCATGTTCCTTTCCTCAACTAGTGTGCGGAATCCCTTGCAACTGTCCTCAATAATTTTGAAATTACTTAAGTCTATAAAGAACTGTTTGTATATTGCCTCGGCTCTCATCCATGCTGCTTCCCTATCGTAAGATACTGGATTGTCCGGATAGATTGGCTCTCCTGTCCTCTTAGGATTTTCCGTATGATTGCAAAGAGTATATCCGCAAATATAACACTTTCTTTTATTCTTCATTATACTCAAAATGCCCGAAATCCTTCACTTTCCAGTTCCCACCCCACGTCAAGCCAAGAACCATACCTAATTCGCCTAATGCGTCGTAGGGAGCTTCGTTATACTCTAATACCCTTACCCCATTGGTAAAATATATATCGGCAGCCAAGCCTTTTGTATGCATAGAGTTTTTTACCCAAGACTTACCAGTCTTGTAAAGCATATTTTGGCGGTCATGATCCCGGTAAGTTTCAGCCACAACTATCTCATATTCAGGAAAGAAAGACCGGGCTGTTATTAACAGCCATACAATACGGATTTTAGCAGGCTCCTGCAACCTTTCTATCTTTTCAAATTCTTTCATAGATTCAAGGTGCACGGGGGCAATTGTGCGCAGGAAAAGAATTATTGTAAAAAATAATTTCATTTGTTCTCTTTTGGGATAGGGATATTACACCTGAACGTTGTTTCGGGCACGCCATCACCGGACACTAGGCCACCGTGCATACAGGTTTCTGGTACAATCACTGTATGCTTAATTGAGGGTATAAAAATCTCTCTCCTTGATTTCAAACAGCCCTCGTAGCCGATCAGTTTAATTAATTTTGGCTTTTGTTTTTTCATTTGCTCCTTTTTTATTGAGGCAGGGGGGGCGGTAAAGAGTTTACCGCACCCTTTGTCCCCCTGACTCTATCCTCAAACTATACTTCGCTTAACGGCTTCACTTCAAATACATCCAAGGAATGCATTTTGGCTCATTCGCTTCGGCAAGGTGTATAGCAAGTTTCAATTTAAACAACTAATGCTTTTACACCCTGCGCCTTGATGCTCTTAATCCCTGCAAGATTAATCATTCTATAGTCGTTCTTGCGCATATCAAACACCGGGAGCAAACGTTTCTTAATAGGATCAAATTTCAGGCCCTCGCCAGTTAAATTCTTCTTGACGCCGAGCCTGCAAATCATTTTGCGTAAGCTGCCGTCTTTCTTGATGAATTTTACTGAAAAGATTTTGCCGTCTGTTTCAATCATACGTACGTAGGCTTCCAATTTGTCAATCATTCTGCACCTCCCTTAATGGGTATATATTAATTTATACTTTTTTTCTAAAGCCTTTACTTTATTATAGGCTTTAGCTAACTGGTTAATTCTGACCCTGACCTGCACGCGATCCTCAGCTGTTAATGTTGTGTCGTGTTTGATTTTGTATTCAAGGGTTTTTACGGCGTTAGGATTATTGGTCAAGGCGAGGTGTTGTTTTAAGGTAAGTATTTTCTGGGGCTTTTTCTTTTTTACTATTTTCTTTTTGGGCATCTGTTTCCTCCTTTTTTCTGTTTTATTCATCAATACATATATATCACAAATAATGGTTCTTGTCAAGATATATTTATATATATTTTTAAAAATTCCAGCCGGCTGAGATTAGAGATTAAAGCTACCGCAAAATTCCAGAGATTAGAGATTAGGGCAGGGTGCTCGAAAATCTGCTTTTTGAGGCAACAGAAAATCGCCTGTGAATAACCTGTGAATAACCTGTGGATAACTTTTGCCTTTTTTTGCTTCTCGGCTGGCTCTCGGCTCTCTTATGGTCTTAGGGGCAGGCTATAAAAAAACCCTTCGCTAATGGCTCGCCTTAATAGCCTTGAGCCTTTGACGAAGGGTTGAAGGGTATTTAATTTAAAAGAGCCTATAAAGGGGCGATCTTGCGCCTTTGTAGGGTGTTTTGCCTGATTGTCAAAGAAAATTTATTTAGCCTCTAATTATATCCGAAGTTTCAGTCCATTTGACATTTTTAAAAGTTTTTTTATCAATGCTATTGTTTATTTTTTCGGCTATTTTTTCAGCTTGCTCTTGGTTTCTTGCTTCCACTAAAATTTCAAGTACTATAACATAGTCCATTTTTACCGCCTTTTATTTATATATTTTCCATAGTGCCATTTTCTAAAAAAGTATAATTATTTGCCTCACAAAGATCGTTGAATTCTTTGTTGTCCATTCTGTATCTAAGTATCCTATAACCTTCTTTTTCCAATTCGCTGCATATTTCATAATAAAGGTTTTTAAATTTTTCATAGACGCTTTGTTTAGCTTCGTTTGCGCAATTAGTTTCTATCATTATATCAGTGCTGTATTTGTGATAATATCGAAAATTATGGGTAATGTTGATATAGTAATTTTTCCATTTGAACTTACCAATAAAACAATATCCATCACCTTGAGAATAGCCTAATGAATAATATTGCTTTAAGGTATCATCATATTTGATTTTGTGCTGTTCAAGTAATACTTGCAGGCTATATCTTAAGTCATCTAATAAAAAAGGATAATCTTCATGTTCATACCATTTTTGGATAGCTTTTTCTTTTGCTTCTTTGGATAATTCTTTGAATTCATATACCTTGATTTTTTTGATTTTCATAATTTACCCCCTCTTTTTTCTTACCTCTATATACACTTTAAACAACTGCTTTGCCTTCATGCGCCTGTATCGTGCTTTATCTTGGGGATACATGGATGATAAACTGGTTAGCAACTTCTCTGTTGCTTCTTGGGTTTACCATGTTTTTGACTTTCATTCTTCCTCCTTTTCTAAATAAAGCAGCTTTTCAAGGGCTTTAATTATGCCTTTACCGTGCCTTATGATTTCTTCTATGATCTTGATTTTCTTTTCTTTGTTCATAGGCTCCTTTTTTATAAAGACGTGGGGGCTTCTGCCCCCCCCATAGTTAAAAAGAGAGTTTAAGCATAACGCTGGTGCTGGTGCAGCTCTAAATGGTGCCTTGTTGCTTCTGTGCGAAGATGTATTACTATAAGATAAACTTCATCAGAGTCTAATTTGTGATGTTTTGCAATTGCTTCGCTGGCTAATCTTGCGCTGGGGTACTGCCCTTTGATTTTTTCGTATTCCTGTAAAATTTGTTTTTGGTAGATCATAGAGACCGCCTTTTTTAGTTATGAATATCAATCATTACCGCAAAATAACCTTCGAAGTTTTCAGGGATAGAAAAATCCTCTGTTTCGAGGTTGTAAACATTAGTTTCAAAAGAAAATCTTTGTTGATACAATTCGGCTGCGCATTTTAAAACATAGCCATACATACTGTAGTTGTCTTTTCCCCTTTTGCCGTTAAGCCAATCTTGCGCCTTTTTTTCTTCTTCTTGCGCTGTTTTGATTGTTTGTTGCCATTCCTTAACAATGTTAATGCAATCAGCAAGGGGCAATACATCATAATAACCGCCTTCATTGGGTAATTTGTAATGGTCGCAGTAAGGATTTTCGCCTTTGGCTTTTAAATTTACTGACCATATTTTTTGCAATTCGGCTTGTTTGTTGCTTACTTCTTGTTGACTCAAAAAACCCTTTTTTTTTCTTTCAATTTCAAATAGTTTTTTTGCTTTTTCCATAAATTCTTTATGCATTGGTGCAAGGGTTTGTGTCCAACGGCCGCCTATTACATACCAATCCCAAACGGTATCTTGGTATCCTTCTAAAAACTTTGCTGTTTCTGCTAGTGCAGCCTTTTTGTCGTTTGCCTTTACTATTAAAATAATTCCTTTGTGCATAGTGTTTGCCTCCTTTAGCTACTGTGTTCTAAGGTAGATATAATGAAGGGCCTAATAGTGCAAGGGTTGCGGGGTTGTGGTATCCCTACCCAGCAACATATCATCAATTGTTTTAATCCTTTCATATATACTTACTTACTAAGCTATATAATATATATACTATATAGACTTATTCTCCTTTATAACTTCTGACGCTTGGACCATTGAAGCCATTAACCCATTAGTCCTATAACATAGGCCGCATAGATACAGGTCAAGGCTGATTGAAGCATACCGCCCCATGTGTACCGCTTCCTTGAGGTCATGGCTTGATACCCTTATCTCGACCTTGTGCTGCTTGTCCTTGATACCTATTCCGCAATGAGTACATACATTCATTTGAACCCCCTCTTTAAGTGGCTATGGGTGCAAGGGCTTTTACCTATTGAACCCTTGACCCCTGATACGCTTCAATCTTACCATATATATATATGTTTGTCAAGGGAAATCTTGTTTATTTTTCAAAAAGTTTCAAAACCCTAGGGGCAAGGGGCAAGGGGCAAGGGGTATCGGGTGCCGGAGATTGAGGCAGGGGGTATCGGGTGCCGGAGATTGAGGCAGGGGGTATCGGGTGCCGGAGATTGAGGCAGGGCAGGGGTGTATGGTTGTGGGGGTGTGGAGGTGTGGATGTGCGGGGGTGCGGGGTTATATCTTTTCTGTGTTTTATGAGGTAACAGAAAAAAAGTTAGAAATTCGGTTTTCAAACAGACCATATCCCTCTCTGAAAAGTAGCTTCGCAAGCGGATTCCCTAAACCCAAAAACTCTAATACCCTATTACCTTTTTTCCTTTTTCCAAAAAAATATCAGCTTCGAACTTAATTTTAACCCCTTTTACCTTGGAATTCCCTTATTGCCACCCATTTACCGCCCTGAAACCATTATCAAAAAAATATTCGAAACTACTTGACAAATGGTTTAAAATAAGTATATAATTAAACTGATGGATAATACGGTCAAAGACATTAAAAAAGACTCTGTGCTTAATGCTTTTATTAAGGGCAAGTTTAAGGTCGAATACGTCACCGGGATCAAACTCTGCAAGGATGATTGGATGCAGATAGCATGCCCTAGCGGCGCCACGCTAAAATCAGTCAATAAAAACACCAACGTTTATATTAAGGAAAAAGAAGATTCAAAGATAAAACTGCTTTACAAAACAGGCTCAAAGGCTGTTGATTTGCCAGAGCCGGTGCATATTGAACACGGGACGTTTGTTAAGACGACGGGATTAGTGAGGTTTGTTATATGAATGAGAAAGAAAAACATGTTTTCAAGGTGACATTAAGTTTCGACAGGGGAAAAGGCACGATCGAGCCGTACTATATGACAAGAGTTGTTATTGAAGGTTTAGGTTGTGACAATGTTTTACCCGGCTTAACAGGTGTTAACGTTGAAAGATTAGAAGAATCAGATTAATTTTGGATCCAAGGCATAGTCCTAAAGCTGGATACCCGGGCGCGTCTGATGTCTTGGATTTAACAAAGCGGTGTGGCATACCGTGAGGCGTAGGGGAACCACCGGTATCTCGGCCGGCCGCCCTACCACTGCTTTGTATTTAGGGGCGGAACTGTCATTGGCATAGTGTAGGTCGTAAAATAATGTTAAGCCCGGGCAACATAGCATTGAATACCGACGCGGGTTCGACTCCCGGCCGCCTCTAATATATAAAGGCATGAAAAAAATAAATAGAAGAACCTTTCACCACATCATAGCATTAATACTTGGTCTTGTCGGCATATATCTTCTTTGGGGTAAAGGCATTTTACTTGGGATTTTCTTTTTACTCTGGGCTAATAATATAGGACAGGGGCTTGACATGGAAAAGCAAATAAATGAATGGAGAAATAAAAAATGAAAAAATACTTATTATTAATTCTATGTCTCTTTTTCACTGGCTGCGGTCCGGTACTTTATTATCATCCAGAAAAATCCCCGCAGCAATTCGAAAAGGATAAATATGATTGCGAAATGGAAGCATACGCGCGTTCGGTAGCTAAAGGATTTCCGGGGAATCCTTTTATTGTCAATGAAGAATTTCACAGGTGTTTGAGATTAAAGCACGGGTGGTGTCCACAGGGCTGATGAAGCAGTTATCTGTAAAAATAAAACTTAAAAGAATAAAACGAAACGATTCTTTGTTAACGATAATTAAAAAAAACTAATTCGGCAATAAAGTTTATTAATGACCATCAATTTGTGATTAAGGATAATGGAAAAAGTAATTTATAAAAAAGTAAAGCCATCAAGTATTCTTAAGAAACTAGAATACATGGCAAAATCAAACTATTTTTTTGGCGGTCTAGACGAAGTAATACTGCAAGAACTATTGAAGGGTTTTAGGAAAGCCCCTGACGATAAGCCAGTGGAAGTACCGGAAAATTTGTTAAAGAAGTTGGATAAGTTTTACAGGAAATGTCGCAGGGCATTTAATAAAAGGAAAAATGAAAAAACTCCCCGACCCTAAAATTTGTTTGATCGGTGGCACCGGCCGCTGCGGTTCTTCTTTATTAAAGAAGATATTCCAGCAACATCCCAAAGCTGCAGACACAGGTTTAAAAGAATGGCGCCTGCTTTCTGACCCCGACGGTTTGGCGGATTTCTATTCTACATTCCGAGAAAATTGGCACCCGCAACTCTGGGACATAAAGGTAAAGAGATTGGAACGCTTACTTAATGATTTAGGAAGAAACAATTTTATTACCGGGCCATTAGGCAATATGTTTAAACGCACAGGACTATGGAAAAAATTCCCGGTCAAGATTATTCCCCGCTACGCTGAAATAAATATCTCAAAATATTGCCCGGTCTTTAAAGAGCTTTGCACTGATTTTATAAATGGTTTAAATACTTTTAAATATGAAGCCCGTTGGTTCGGATCCGAATTCTTAAAAAAACCAGAAATGTATTTCTGTTCACCACCACCTACAAACTCTAGCTTCCTTTCCTATATTATTGGAGAATTTTACAAGCAAATGGCAAATGGAGCATTGACCCGTCCAGACGAAGAATTCTTTATTGATGATAATGCCTACAGCATTTTATGGTTTGATAAAATACTTCAGTTTCTTCCTGAAGCAAAACTGGTCCATATCTATCGTGACCCCCGCGACGTAGTATGCTCTATGATAAAGCAGTCTTGGGCACCGTCAGATATGTTTAAAGCTGTTAAATATTATAAAGGCATAATGAACGCGTGGTTTCTTGTAAAAGAAAAGATACCGGCAGAATCATACATGGAGATTAAGTTTGAAAGTATTGTTGGTAAAGATGATTTACCATTTGGTTTACCGACTATAGGAAAGTTCTGGGGTATGCCCCCGGTAGAAGAAGTTTTTAAATTTAAAATCGATAGAGACAAAATGCACATCGACCAATGGCTTAATTTAAATAAATTCCAAAGAAGAACTATAAATATTTTGTTAAAAGATGAAATAGCTAGATTAGGCTATAAAGTTTATAGATATCCATGAAAGTAATTAATTCTACAAGTTTAGGCTTCCCTATCTTAGCTGTTGAGCGCGGGGACCCCGCAGTCCCTGCGCGCCTTAAACATTTGCTTGTATATAAATACCATGAGATAATTGCTATTAAGCGTAAGTGGTAAAGATTTGAAGGTGGTTCATAAAGTAAAGATGATGTTTAACGGAACAATATTTAGAGCAAGGATAACATGAAGAAAAAAATATTAATATTAGGTAGCGGGTATATCGGCACAAAGCTTGCAGCCAAGTTGAATCTGGATTGTTACATCACCAGTAAAAGAATAAATAATTATTATGACGCTGAAAAGATATTTGAAGAAGTAAAACCCGATATAGTAATTAACGCTATTGGCGTAACCGGCGATCCTAACGTAGATGCTTTAGAGGAAATAAAAGATAAGACTTTATTCAGCAATACTTATATACCTATATTATTAGCCGAGCTTTGTTTTAGGACAAATACAAAACTTATCCATATAAGCAGTGGTTGTATATTCCATACAAAATCAATGCCCATAGATGAAAGACGAGCCCCAGACTTCTTGGACCTGTTTTATTCAAGGACAAAGATATATTCTGAAAGTGCATTAAGCGTTTTAATAAATCTTAAAAGAAATATATTAGTTACTCGCATACGCATACCGCTTGACGACACCCCTCACCCTAAGAACATATTGACCAAGCTCATTAAATATAAAAAAGTAATCGCTGTAGCGAATTCAGTAACTTACATACCAGACTTCATTGAAGGCCTGCGTGTTTTGATTATTAAAGATGCTAGGGGTATCTGCAATCTTGTCAATGAAGGCGCTTGTTTATATCCTGAATTATTAGATGTGTATAAAAAACATGTACCTGATTTTAAATATGAGATAATGCCTTGCAACGAATTAAAGCTTACCCGCACCAATGTATTATTGTCTACAAAGAATATAGCAAGTGTTGAACATAAAATGAGAAACATCAAAGATGTCTATGATGAATGCGTTAAACAATATGTGTTTAAAAACGTAAAGTACAAAAAGGAGCAGAAATGAAACGAATCACTATTCTTTCAAATTTTCTTTCTTACGACAAAAAGTATTCATTATGTAATGTAGTAGCCGAGCAAATCAGGATGCTTAAAAGAAACAATTATCCGGTTAAAGTAATTGTTTGCGATGGTTTTACACCGGAAGATCCTTACACTGAAGATATTTTGCAGTTTATACCTAATGTCCGCGTATATAACGAGATTAAACGTGACGACACATGGGAAAAAGACATAGAAGAAACTGAAAAGAGGCTTTATGCATTATTAAAGGATACTGATACCGTTTTATCTCATGATCTTATTTACCAGCCGGCTTATTTTAAATTAAACATTGCAGCAAGGCAAATCGCGGAAAAACTCCCTAAGCTCCAATGGCTTCATTGGATTCATTCCGCTACTACACCTATGATATTAAATAGCTCACAGGATTATCTTGATACAATAAAAAGGCGTTTTCCAAGAAGCTTCGTAATTTACCCTAATTCATTCGAAATACCGAGAGTCGCAAAAAATATGGGCTATGAAGAAGATCAGGTCAAGGTAGTGCACCACGCAACTGACCCGGCAGACTTTTTTGATTTCCATGATATAACAAAAAACCTAGTTGAAGAAAAAAATATTTATTCAGCAGATGTTATTGGTTGTTACCCTTTAAGATTGGATAGAGGCAAGCAGCCTGAAATGGTAATCAAAATATTTGATGCTATTAAAAAATTAGGTAGATCAATACGGCTTGTGATCTGCGACTTTCATTCAACTGGCGGTGATAAAGTTAATTATAGAAGGGAGTTAAAGGAATTGGCAATTGATAAAGGATTTAATCCGAGCGAACTAACTTTTACTTCTGATATAAGCGCTGAATGCTCTCATGGCGTCCCGAGAAAAGTGGTAAGAGATTTAATGCTTATTTCTAATCTTTTTATTCTACCTTCGCGCTCAGAGACCTATTCCCTTGTAGTGCAGGAAGCCGGGCTGTGCGGGAACTTGCTTTTACTTAATTATGATTTTCCGCCGATGCGTTCTATTTACGGCTCTGCTGCGCTGTATTCTAAGTTTTCTTCAAATATTAATATTAACGATGGCATGGACGGCAATACTGATACGCAATATCAGCCTAATTTTGAGGCATATGCTCACGATCAGGCATTGCGCATATGTTATCATCTTGACCACGATAGGAGTTTAGCCATGCGGACAATGTTGCGTAAGAAACGTAACCCACAGGCAATATTCAGAAACCAGTTAGAGCCATTATTTTATAAGGATATGGATAAATGGAGTTAAGGAGGTGATTTGAATGGCAAAGATAAAATACATTATTTTAAAATATGGTTGGGGCAGTGATTTAGAAGATCTTATAAAGAATAAAATAATTAGTAGTTATTCAGATGGAGTTGACACAATCGTTGCTCGATACGGTGTTAATAAAACAACGCTGAAAAAACTTTTAAAAGAAGAAAAATAAAAAAGGAGGGGTTATGAAATTATCATTTTTGATAATCATTTGTATTTCATTGTTGGTTATGGTTGGTTGTGCAGCTACTAAAGCTACCATTGCTGATATCAAGGCAGACCCGGAAGGTTTTAAAAACGAAGCACAGGATATAACTACTGGGATAGGTACTGCTTTTCCGCTTTTACCAACCGCAGCCGGTGTAGGTATTGGTTATGGTATAGCATTTTTAAGACGACTCTATGTTAATTTAAGAAAGAAAAAAGCTGAATTAAGTAAATAATTATGCCCGTAAAAAAATGTAACAACGGAAAGTACCAAATTGGAAATGGCCCCTGTGTTTTTGGTACGCAAGAAAAAGCGCGGAAAGCATACAGGGGCTATTTGTTCCAAAAACATGGAGCAAGAGCTTCTGAAATGGAAGGTGTGGATATTCCTGATAATTTAGGAGAAGAAGAAAATGTTAGATGACATTTGTAAAAAAATCAAAAAAGTTTTGAAATTAGAAAAAGGTGGTATTTATGCTTTTAAAACCGAAGGTTTAGATATAGAGACAGCTAACAATATTGTTGAAATATTTAGAGATAGATTTAATATAGATATTTTCTTTTTTTCTTCAGGGCGATGGTGATATAAGCCCATTAAATCCAAAAGATTTAAAAGATTTTATTATAAAAATAGTAAATAGTAGCATAAAAGAAAATTCTATTATTAGAGGAATAATTAAAAAAAATGGATAATACTTTTTCAATTATAATCCCAACGCACAATCGGCCAGAGAAAGTTGTGCGTGCAATTAATTCAGCGCTGACTCAAACCTATGGCAATCTTGAAGTAATCGTCGTTGACGATGGTTCTTGGAATTCGCTGAAAGAAAAGGACACTTTTACTGAAATAAAGAAGCTACAAAGACCGCATGTACCATTAACTTATGTACGCCAAGTCCGCCAGCAAAGATTGATTGCTCGTAATGCCGGCATGAGATTAGCACGGTACGAATGGATAGTTTGGATGGACGATGACGACGAACTGCGACCTTCTTATCTTGAAGAATTTAATAAAATAATAAATAAATATCCTGAATTTCATGTCTTTGGTTGTGATGTGCAGTTCTACAAAATCATAGACGGTAAAGAAAAATATTTGCGCACGATGAAGTGTCCTTTTTTGGGCCCTAGGGGTGGTCCGGCCAATTTAGAAAAACCTTTCGCGACTTTTCCTCATTTTAGATCAGGTTGTATAACTACTGGTCAATTTATTTTTAGAAAAGAAGATTTGAGCGTTGTTGGTTATTTACCGCACACTCACCTTTATGGTGATTTCGCTATTGCGTCGGGGATCCCGGGGTATGGTTGGGTTGATCCGCAACCACCACGATTCCCAAAGAAACGTGTTCAGGTGATGGGTAATCCTTGGGGCGAAGATTTCTATATGTTTTATAAATTAACGAGGCATTTTAATGTGGTCCCGATCGAAATTTACCTTTATAAGAAAAATTGCCGCTAAAATACGTAGTTTTTGGTCAAAAAAGGCTCCAGTAGAGGGCAAAAAAGAGCAAATTGACCCTGAAGTGGTTAAAAAAGCGATAAAAGTAGCCAAAAAACAGGTAAAATATAAGAATTATAAGGCAAAAGACATATTAAAGTACTTTGGAAAATTGATTTCCGGCGGTGATGGAACGTGCAATGTATGTGGTAAAGATATATTAAAAAACAACGCGAAGCAGACAGTGTATTATTGTAGTAAAGATTGCAGACGCGCTAGGCACAATAAGGTGCGGGTACAGGGGGTAACAAATGGATAAACATGTAAGTTCACCTACATCAAGCTATACCAGTTCTTCTATTCAAACAAGATCACTTTTGACGGGAGTTAGTGGGTTCGTAGGAAGTCATTTGGCAGAATATTTATTGTCTCAAGGCGAAGAAGTGCACGGTATTAAGCGCTGGCGCTCACCATTAAAGAATATTAGTCACATTTTACCTAAAATAACTTTACACGAAGCTGATTTATTAGAGAAAGATTCTTTAACTAAAGTAATAAAGGAAGTCAAACCAGATTTCATTTATCATTTGGCTGCTCAAAGTTATGTACCTTATTCTTTTACTGCACCGGATTTAACTATGGCTGTTAATGCCGGTGGGACACAGAATCTATATGAAGCAATCATACAATCAAAAGTTAAATCTATTAAGAGAATACATTTTGTATCTTCCAGTGAAGTATATGGTCAAGTGTCTAAACAAGATGTACCCATAAAAGAAACACAAGCCTTTAACCCTCAATCCCCTTATGGGGCCAGCAAGGCTTCTGCTGATACTATTAGCAAAATGTTTTTTGATGTATATGGTTTACCTATTATAAGGACACGGGCGTTTACGCATAGTGTTAGTAAGTGGACACCTGTTATTTTACGTGATTCTATTAGTGGCTTAATAGATATAAAATATATTTCTGAAATTAGGCAAAAGCAAAAAACCGGTGGTTATTTATCAGGTAAGATGTTAGATAATGATACACAAATATGGGATATGACCCGTCATAATTTAGAGGTATGGAATGATAGGTGTTGGACTAAAATAAAACATCTTTCTTGCCACCCTATAAAAAATAATAAATTATTAGAAATATCCTGTAGGCAAGGAGTAGTTGATGCTACTGATAATCATTCAATTATAAATAATAAAAATGAGCCAATTCAAGCAAGTTCTTTAAAAAATAAAGATAAAATAAAAATTACTAAATTACCAAAAGTTGAAAAAACAATTATCCCAGAAGAATTAGCATGGCTATATGGTCTCTTTGTTGCAGAAGGAACAGTAACTAATGGAAAATTAAAAATATCAAATAAGAATATTGATTTATTAAAAAAATGTAAAAGAATATTTTTACAATATTTAGCCATAGATAGTACAATTGATTTTTATGAAAAAGAATCTATATATACTTTAAGAATAAGAAAACCTTTTGAAATTTCAAAAAGATTTTATAAAGATTGTTATGCTAGTGATAAAAATAAAAAAATACCTCAAATTGTACTTAATGCTAAAAAAGAAATTAAAGTTGCTTTTTTAGAAGGTTATAATTGTGGCGATGGAGATAATAATAACAACGTTTGCAGTAAATTTTATAGATTTAAGACAAAATCACCTATTTTAGCTTTAGGTTTATGTTGTTTTATAGAAACAGTTTTGAATGTAAAGTACAAAATACATGTTGAACATAGAAAAGATAATCGTTATTTTGAAATTAGAGCGTTATCTCAAACTAATTATTCAGGATCAGAACATAAAAAGGCTAAAAATAAAAATCATTTTTTAAAACCTGATAATGAAATAGTTAAAATTACTCAATTAAAATACTCTGACGAAGTATGGGATTTTGAAACAGAAAATCATTGGTTTCATGCAGGAATTGGAGGTAATATCGTACACAACACGGGACCTAGACGCGGTGAAGTATTTGTTGTATCAGCCTTCGCCAAACAAATAGCAGAGATTGAAGTAGGTAAGAAAAAAGAGCCTACAATTGAAGTAGGCAATCTTGAATCTATTCGCACATTTATGGACGTTAGAGATATTGTTAAAATTTATTATGAATTAATTAGAAAAGGTAAGCCCGGAGAAGCATATAACATTGGCGGCAATACCACTATGACAATAGGTGGTATGCTTAACAAACTTCTTTTATTAAGCGATATTTCTATTATACCAGTAGAAAAAAGAAATTTACTTAGAAAAGCAGATGTTACTTTGCAAATTCCAGATCTTACTAAGCTGAACAAATTAATAACATTCGACCCATCAATCTCCTTCGAAAAAACTCTCTCGGATATCTTGGAATATTGGAGAAAAGAGGTAAGAAAATGAAAATCAATACCGGATATGTAAAGGTTGGCCGTAAAGCCAAAATGCTGATGCAGGATATTTTAACAACTTCACGGATATCATGCGGTAAATATGTTTCGCAATTCGAGAAAGAGTATGCGAAAAAACACAACGTTAAGCATGCTATAACCGTTGGCTCCGGCACAGAAGCCGATATATTAGCTTTATTAGCTTTGGTCGCGCAAGGAAAAGTTTTCCCGGGGTCAGAAGTGATTATGCCGGCTACCTGTTTCATTTCAGTAGCTAATGCTATTCTTTTCGCTGGTATGAAGCCGGTATTCGTTGATACAACACTATTTAATATGAGTATAGAAAAACTTAAATCAACGATATGTTCAGAAACAAAAGCCATTATCGGTGTTCATTTCGGAGGGCTCCCTTTAGACATGGAGTATTTAAAAGAAGTAGCTGGTGATATACCTATAATAGAAGATTGTGCCTGTGCGCACGGTACGATAACAAATGATAAAATAACAGGTTCACAAGGGTTATTGTCTACTTGGAGTTTATATGTTGCTCATATTGTAACAGCTGGAGGTGGAGGGGTTATTGCTACAAATGATGATGGTTTAGCTGAAATATTATATTCTATCAGGGCATATGGCCGTTCCTGTACTTGCAGGCCTTGCCTTGCCAATATATCCGGAGACACTTGTTCAAAGCGATTCAATATAAAGAATAAAGATATGCGTTTCTTATATAAAAGAATGGGTTTAAACAGTAGAATGACTGAAATGGAAGCGGCAATAGGATTAGACCAGATGGATATTTATGATGATATTGTATCTATTAGACAGAATAATTTTGCTAATTTGAAGAAGATGTTAGCTATTAAAAAAGTTAAATATACAACATTCCCGAATCAGCCATCGGGTTTTAAGCTCTCACCGATATTTTTTCCTATAATCGTTAATGAAAATGTTAATAGAGACATGGTTGTTATTTATTTAGAATCTAAGGGGATTGAAACTCGTAATTTATATGCTTGCATACCAACACAACAGCCTGCTTATAAATGGCATCCTCAAAGTAAAGAAAGGTTCCCTAATGCTGAAAGATTGGGAAACAAAGGTTTTTATGTTGGTATACACCAAGGATTAGAGCATACCGACTTAGAGTATATGGCGGAACATATAGCAATGGGAATAAAAAAGGCGGAGATATGAAAAAAAAATCGGTAAAAAATATGAAAAAAAAGAAAAGTAAATTAACAACTAGTATTAAAGTTTCAATGGTTACAGAAGAAGAATATCGAATCGCAACCGGTGAACTAATTGATCGTCTTTGTATTGTTAATTTAAAGATGTGGCATGCTGATGAAAAAATGGCAAAAGCTAAAGAAGCAGGAGATAAAGACATGGTTGCTGATTGTGCTATTATTGCCAGAGAACTAAATGCAGATAGGTCTGATTTACGTGAAGAAATTAACCGTCGCCTTGATGGTATTGGTAAAGGTACAAATAAAATTGAATATGCTTTAGGCAGGGGGCAAGGATTGAAGAAATGAAAAAATTAGTAACTATTTTAATGGTCAATGACGACGGTGATATTATTAGAGATTGTTTAAAGAATCGTCTTGAGAATTTTGACTTAATAGCCATCGAAGATTCGTCGCACGATAATACGCCAGAGGTATGTAAGGAATTCTTACATCGTTATCCAGATAGAATACTTTATCGTTGGGACGATACACCTTTAACCATTAAATACCATCGTACCCAATTATATAGAATGCTTATGAATAAAGGCGTCAAAGATGATACATGGTTGTGGCAAATGGACACGGATATATTTTTTAATGGGACCAAAGACCATATGCTCGAGACTTTAAAAATAGCTGATGAAGAAAAAGCAAATTGTATTGTATGCAGGATAGCGCAGTTTTATCTCACATTTGAAGATATGGAATTAATGCGACATTGGAAAGAATTCCAATACTATTCTTTGAATTGGCGTTCAAAAATAATTTACAAAGGAGTATCTAAGCTGTTTTTTAGAACTGATGATCAGGAAACACCAAGCGTCCCTGATGAAAAAAGATGTAGCCTTTCACCGACAGTAAGGCATTATCAATATAGAAGCATTGAGCAAATAAAAAAGAAATTGAAACGCGCCTATAAGACGCGTAGTTATTCTCACGTTATAAGCCCAGAATGGGAAGACTATATTGTAGATAAAGATTTTCTTTCTAAATGGGACGACAACACGCATCGGCGGCAGCATCATAGCTGGCGCTCTTTGGTGCAGTTAACAAAGGAGAAACGTGGACAAAAGATACCTTGAAAGATATTGGAGTCATTCTGAAGAAGAAATAGATGAAATAATCCGTGTAATTAAACGATGCCAAGGAAAGACAATTCTTGAAATTGGATGTTTTAAGTTTAATATGGCTTTGACGTTTTTAACTTCGGTTGTTAAAGAGCCTTCCCCTTTGGTGATTGGAATGGATGTAAGAGATCATGATCCAAAACGCAGGGAAATGTTAAAAGAATTCTTCGGCAAGAAATTTGAGTTTATCCACGCGGATAGTCATTCCGAAGAAGCCAAAATAGAGTTAAAGAAAGTTTTAATTAGTAAAGACAAAACGGTAAGAAAAATAGATGTTCTTTTTATAGATGGCGATCACAAGATAATAACACTTGAAAAAGATATGAAAGATTATCTACCATTTCTTAACCTAGAGGGTTTTATAATTTGGCATGATGCATTACAAAAAGATACAGTATATCGTTATTTGTTTAATTTGTTGGGACAACGCTATCCAATATCTTTGCATTTTATAAGAGAATCGCTAATTGCTTACATCGAAGTAAAAAAATTCATTCAAGCAGAAGAAAGAATGCGCAGGTGGATGGATAAGGCTTATGATGGTGGTCAATGGACTAAATGGCCGCCAAACACGTCCAATTTATACGAGTTTTGGTCGTCATTTGCAGCTTAATTATGGAAAAAATAGATATTATAATTGTAACTAAAAGTAGGAGGCCGTCGCTTGAAATTGTTCTTAACAACATAAAAGATAAAACAGTTTCTCCGCATAGAATAATTATTATTAGAGACCCAAGCACAGATGATACAGATGCTTATTTAGAAAAAAACAAAAATTTATATGATGTTTTAATTAAAAAAGAAAAACAAGATTGGTTTGGTTCAAATCTAAATATAGGATTAGAACACGTTCTTTCTAAAGATTTCGTCGTTGCTCCGGATGATTACATTATACATGAAAACGGTTGGTTAAATAAAATATATAAAGCTTATAAAAAGGATAATTGGTTTGGAGTCATGCCTTTTTCTGTTCCTTGGCCAACATTACGTCATCAAAACAGAATCAATTTTCATTCCGAGGATAGGGTTTTTAGATCTACGTGGGGAATGAACGGTGTATTTAGAATACAGAACGCAGAAAAGGTAAGAAAAGCCGGTGGATTTCAATGGATTATCCGTAGCCCTAACACAAGTAAGCAATATGAAGGTATTGGTTTTTTACATTTAGCCAGTAAATATAAACAACCTGTTGGTAAATATCTTGGCGTAAGAGTGATGTATTTTCATAAATTTAGCCACGATAGAGTTGATGGACAAGATTTTCATTTTTACAAAGATGAATTAAAATGTTTTAAAACTTTTATGGATACAGGAGAGATTGTAATGTATGGAAGGAGTAGCGCTGAAAAAAAACAGCATTTTATTGATAAGAAATCACGCTTTAACCCTTTTTCTAATAGAAGAAAAAAATGAAAATAGCAGTTATTACCAGAGTAGCAACATTTATAAATGATACCATTGACGAATGGGAAAAAAAGGGATATGAAGTACAGAAAGCAGGAACCTACAACGTAGACTTAGGCAGGTGGGCAGATGTATTGTTTTTTGAATTCATCGATAAAGAGATTAAGATTGCTACGCAATGTAAAATCGGTAGTACCAAGAAGATAATAGGCCGGTTGCATAGGTGCGAATATTATATGGGCATGCTTGGGCGTATGACTCGGGAAGAAATAAGGTGGGATAAGGTCAGCACACTGATCATAACCGGCAAATATTTTTATGATAAAATCATGGCTGGCCCGGAGAAGGGTTGGATCGGGAACAAATGTAACATCATTCATCTTAGGTATGGGGTGGATAAAGAACGGTATGTTTATAGAGAAAGAAAAAACATTGACCATTCTATATCACTTAGAACTGATAAAGATCAAATATGTAATATTGGCTGGTTAGCTAAAGGCTACACTTGGCGCAAAGATCCGATTAAAGCTTTGAGTTTATTTTATGCAATCAGGAATAAATATGCCGATAGTAAATTTAAAATGTATATGGCTGCTGGCGGTGGCGATCGTGGCATCCCTGATTATTGGAAATATCTTTATTCTACGCATCCGACATTAGAGCAAGATATAATAAAACTTCGTTGGCAAGGCAATGTTAATAAATATTTAGATAATATAGATTTCTTCCTTAATACATCAAACAATGAAAGTTTTTGTTTTGTGATAGCAGAGGCGGCGCTTAAAGGTATTAAGCCTTTAATCTGGGATTTTGAACCTGCTTCAACCATATGGCCAAAGGAATGGACTTTTTTTAGCGATCAAGAAATGTTTGATTTAATGGAGGGTCCTTACGAGAGTGAAAAGTATCGTCAATACATTATTGATAATTTTTCTCTCGAGGCACAGGTAAAGGAGTTTGATAAACTATTATGAATATTTGGAGTCATTCTAATTCAGAATTGATTAAGATAATGGAGATAATTCTACGCACAAAAAGAAAAACATTTATTGAGATAGGTTGTTTTAATTTTAATATGACATCTATTTTTGCTTTAATGAGCGAACGTGATCCATTGATTATTGCTAATGATATTAAAGACCATTTTCCAAAAAAGAGAGAGGTTTTGACAGACCTACTCGGTAACTCTTTTAAATTTGTATTAGGTGATAGTAAAGATATTAAAACTATTGATAAAATAAGATATACTTTACTCGGTAGAAAAGCAGATATATTATTTATTGATGGTGATCATGCCACCGAAGTGACTGAAGCAGACTTTAAAAATTACTGCAATATGGTTTCTCCAAACGGGTATATTATCATACATGATGCAAGTTTTTTTACAGTTTCTTCAACAAATGATTATACCGAACTTCACTCAAAGCTTATCCGCCCTTGGTTCATTCAAAAATTGAAAGAGGGGATAAGATTAAATCTTTACTTTGAAGGCAATGCTAAGCTGGCATATATTAAAAGAGGGGATTTAGATGTCTGAAAATATAATATTCGAAAACAAACAGTTTAAATCAATAGTACCACAGGAAGAAGTGCTTAATACTTTCATTGTGCCGGTTATTTTTAATTACAATGGCGTAGCTAGGTGCATTGAAACTATTCATAAATATAATGATAAATACAGGATAATTTTAATAGATCAAACCAAGGAAGGTAAATGCCTTTATTTAAAAGATCTGGTTGACGTTTATATGAAAGTTCGTAGGAATTTGGGTTTTGCAAAGGCTATGAATTTAGGCGCCAAGATAGCCACGACACCATATATTACACTCTGTAATGATGATATTGAATTTATAAATAAACGCTGGTTTTATGCGATAAAAGAATTATTTGAAAAACAACCGCATTTAATGGGTATCAACCCTGCTTCGGTTAGGGAGATTGGGCCAGATAGGTCTAAAGATTGGATGCCCTACAAGGAAGAATACAGCGAAGAAGATTATAATTATTTATTGACACCAAAGAAAGGATTTAACCCCACGCACATATTTGAAGGGACGATGATGTTTTGCACTGTATTCAGGAAACAAGCTTTTGAGTTAGTAGGCTATCTTGATGAGGGCTTTTATCCGGGTTGTTTTGTTCCAAAAGGTAAAGTTTTAATGGGAGATTTAACTTATAAAAATATAGAGGATGTTTCTAAAAATGATAAAGTAATATCTGGGAAC